GGACAATTAGATGATGAAGTAGAAATTTTAGAAATACACGCAAATATAGATTTACCAGGTTTTGAAAATGAAGATGGATTAAAACTTCCATACATTGTTCACATGACTAAAGACCAGCAAGTATTATGTATAACTAGAAACTGGGATGAAGAAGATATCTTAATGAAAAAGAAAATGTACTTCACACATTACACAATGATTCCAGGTTTAGGTTTTTATGGTTACGGATATTTACATTTAATCGGCGGTCTTACTAAGACTGCTACCTCCTCTATGCGTCAACTTATTGATGCTGGAACCTTTGCAAACTTACCAGGGGGTTTCAAGGCACACGGTCTTCGTGTACTTGCCCCTGATGAGCCTATCTCACCAGGTGAGTGGAGGGAAGTAAATAGTCCAGCAGGAGATTTACAAAAATCATTACAACCATTACCATTTAAAGAACCATCAGGAACTTTATTTAACTTAATGCAATATGTTACAAATCTTGCAAAAGAGTTTGCCGATGCGACAGATAGTGTAGTAGAACAAGGTTCTAACTACGGTCCAGTTGGCACTACAATGGCTTTGCTAGAGCAATCTTCAAAGCTATTCAACGCTGTGCACAAACGCTTACATGCTGCTCAATCCAAAGACCTGCGTATTCTCGCTAGAATCGATAGCGAATATCTTCCAGATATGTATCCTTATGAAGTCGCGGGTGGTGCACAGCAAGTTTTCAGAGAAGACTTCAATTTAAAATCAATTGATGTTATTCCAGTATCAGATCCTAACATGCCAACTGAGGCACATAGGATTGCTAAGATAAATGCTATTATGTCTATAGCACAACAGAATCCAGCTGCATATAACATGCAGACTATTAGTATGGAACTGTTTGCGGCTATGGGAGTAGAAGAACCCCAAAGATATTTAGCACAATCACAACAACCTATGTCAGCTAATCCTATTACAGAGAACATGGCTGCTATGAAAGGTACACCTTTACAAGCACAGATGGAACAAAATCATGATGCACACATTGTTACTCATGGAACTATCTTACGTAACCCAGCTTATAAAGAAAATCCACAACTGCAACAAATATTAATGGGGCACATAACTGAACACTTAGCTATGAAGTACCAACAAGAAATGATGCAGATGATTCAAGATCCTCAAGCTCAACAAGCATTGATGATGGCTCAGCAACAAGGACAACCACTGCCAATGGAAATGCAAAATCAAATTGCAATGATGGCAGCAAATGCTTCAGACAAAGTATTACAGTTTGATGAAGAGAAAGCTAAGATTATGGCTGGTGAAAATCCTACTACTGAAGAAGAAAGAATGAAATTACAGAAACAAGATCTCGCACTGCGTGCGCAAGGGGAGATGAACAGGCTTAAGATACATCAAGACAAGATGGATCTTGAAGAAGCGAAACTTATGACAACGGATGAAAACGAGGATGAGGATCGTGCGCTACGATTAAAAGAAGCGGAAATGAAATTTGCTAGTAACATGGCAAAAGATGCTGCCAAATCTATGGATGCAGCAGTTAAAATAACTAGACTATAAGGAGTATACTATGCCAAATTTAGCATATAAACAACCTGCGCTGCAAAGAAACAAACCAATGGATTATGCAAAACCCGCAGGAACTAAATCAAAAGGAAGTTCTATGAAAAAGAAAAAACCAGCTACTAGAAAAAAACAAGGTTACAACGCTAAGCTTGATGAATCATTAGGAATGAGAAAAGGTAAAGCCTCTTCTAAAAAACAATCTATGAAATCAAGAAGAGATGAGTCTAAAGGTATGGCTAAAAAAGTAGGCAAGAAAAAAGCTTACGGTGCTGTAAAAACTATGGACAAAAAATACTAAAATAATGCCTTTTAAATCGGCTAAACAACGGCGCTATCTTCACGCTAATCATCCTAAGATTGCTAAGAGATGGGAAGCAGAAGCTAGCGTCAAAACAAAAAAGAAAAAAAGTGGCAGCAAAAGCAAAATCAAAAAAAGCTAATCCATATACTAAACCTGGATTACGTAAAAGAATTTTATCACAAGTTAAGTCGGCAGCTACTCATGGTACTAAAGCAGGTCAATGGTCTGCTAGAAAAGCACAACTAGTAGCAAAGAAATATAAAGCTGCTGGTGGTGGTTACAAGTAATGGCTTTAACTAAAGCACAAACGAGTTTAAAAAACTGGGGCAAACAAAAGTGGCAAACGAAGTCTGGGAAGAAGTCAAGCGTTACTGGAGAAAGATACCTACCAAAGAAAGCTATCAAAGCATTGAGCTCAGCAGAATATGCCGCGACTACAAAAGCCAAGAAAGCAGCCAAGAAGAAAGGGAAACAATTCTCAAAGCAACCAAAGTCAATAGCAAAGAAAACAAAGAAGTATAGAACATGAAAAAGCAAACAAAAAATAAATTAAATAAAGTATCAAAAGAATTAACTAAAGCTTCTAATATGCATAAGAGGCAATCACAAACTGTAAGAAATATAATTAAAAAAGGTAGAACTAAAAAGTGAAAAAACCTGATTCAAGATTAAAGAGAGCTGGTGTATCTGGTTTTAATAAACCTAAACGTTTAAGTGATGGTAGTGGTAAGTCACACATAGTTGTAGCTAAAGAAGGTGACAAGATTAAAACAATTAGATTTGGTCAGTCAGGTGTAAAGACTAATCAAACAGTAGGTCAACGTAAAGCTTTTAAATCTAGACATGCAAAGAATATATCCAAAGGCAAAATGTCTGCGGCGTATTGGGCTGACAAGGTAAAGTGGAGTCCAAGTAAAACTAAATCACCATCTAAGAAATGGGTTAAAGGATCGTGAAAGTAAGTGATAAAACAAATGTACAGATGCCCCTTAAAACGGTTGCTAGCCTTATCACGTTAGTCGCTGTAGGAACCTGGGCTTACTTTGGTGTAATAGCTAGACTAACGCAAGTAGAGACTGCTTTAGTGTTAACAGAAAAAGATTTAACAGCAGCTAATGAATTTATTATAGGTGTTCCTAAAGGTGATATGGTTTCACCTCAAATCAATGAACTGTTTATGTTAGTAGAATTTATTTCTTCTACTCAAGAAAAGTTACAATCTGAAATGGAATCAATGATGTCTAATACTGTAAATATAAATTTTTTAAAAGATCAAGTGTTAAAACTACAAACAGATGTAGAAAAATTAAAAGATAAAGTAAGGGAAAATAAAAATGGAACCAGTCACTAGCACAATCGCTCTGGTGTTTTCATTGTGCATGTTTGTCAATGAATCGTTGGACGGCCACATGATGACAGACGGCTTATCAAAATGCTTGAAAGCAAAACGTGAGGCCGAGCGTAATCTTTCAGATAATAGAGTAAATACTATTCGGTATGAATGCGGTCAAGTCAAAGCAGAACTTAGACCAGATGCTGAAGGTAATTTAAAAATATATAAAATAATAGAAGATAAGTACGGCAACTAATTAAATAAACCTGGAGGGAAAATGTTAAAATATTTAGCATCCATACCTGTAGTATTGTCTGTATTGGCAGCTACTTATGGAGCATTCAACTATACAAGTAAACTTACTGCACAAATAGATGCAAGTACTACTACTATAGCTTTATTAAAAGCAGAAGTAATTAACTTAGAGAAACGAATTTACGGTGATATAGATAACATACACAATATTTTTAATGATAAAACAAGTAGAAACTCTAAGAACTATGCAGACGCTAGGGAAGAGCTCGTAAAAGAAATGGCGGAAATGGCGACATGGGTTGGGAGACTCGAAGGAATACTATATGCACTCCGTGATGGTTCATACAAACTAGCATCACAAGCAGAGTATCAAGCGTTAGAAGAATTAGTGCGAACAAACACCGATTCATTAAGACAAATAGGATATGATATAAAAGAAATTGAAAGAGTAGCATCGGGCGGTTATTAATGAATTACGAAAAAAAATTAATAGCTTTTCTTCTTTTTTTAATAATTATTGGTTGTTTATTAACCAGTAAAACAGAAGCCCGTAATGATTATTTAGGTTCAAGCAACAGTAGTTGTGAGCGTGGTAGAATAGAATTATATACAGAACTTAGAGGAGCAGATGGTAAAACTATATATCAAGATGGTGATGGCAACTCTGATAATAACTACCGCAACTATAACGATGATGTCAACGGAACCGTTGGAGTACGTTTTAGTTGGCCTTTACAATCGACGTGTAATGATGACACCATAGAGTTACTTCGTCAAAATGATAGACTAAGACAAGAAATAGAATTACTAGCTAACTGTGCTAAATACCAAGATCTTGAATTAGGACCTGAGTTTGCTACTGTGCGAGAAATGTGTAAAGGTGTGTCAAAGAAAAAAGAACCTAGTATAAAAATAACAGTAGAAGAAGAAATCCCTAAAGTAACCTTGACAGTTCCTCTTAGATAGTATATAATAATCTTGACTGCCGAAAGGAGTCACGTTTTAATTTCGCTTAACAAGGAGGTTATTATGATTAAAACACTAGTAAATTGGGAACCATACAAACCCTTAACAGTTGGGTTTGAATCTTTAATGGAAAGACTTGAAAGTCTTAATTTTGATATTCCTAATTATCCACCATATAATATTCGTAAAATTGATAGTTTAAAATATTCTATTGATCTAGCACTAGCTGGCTTCGGTAAGAAAGATATATCAATTGATTACGCGGATAATTTTTTAACAATTAAATCTAAGGATAATGATAAAGAAGAAACCAGCGATGTCGTGCACCGTGGCATATCTCAACGCGCTTTTACTCGTACGTTTGCAATAGCAGATGATGTAGTAGTAAATGATGCTAAATTTGAGAATGGGTTATTATCTATTGAATTAGAAAAAATTGTACCTGAGGGGAAGAGACCAAAGGAAATAAAAATAAAATAAATGAGTGGGGCGTAATGCCCCCTCACTATTACAGGAGGTAATATGGCTACAGCCAACGACTACAAAGACAGATTAGAAAAAATTATTGATGAATCTATAGAAGCTAATACTTCTCAGATTATGCAGGGTACTTCTTCTATGGAAGATTACAAGTACATGCTAGGTATACAACATACCTTAGTAGATCTTAAAGATAGACTACGTACAGAACTTATTAAACTTGTAAAGGATTCACATGAGTAAGAAAAATTTACCAAAACCTGCAGGTTATAGGCTAATGTTAAAGCCTAGAGAAGTATCTAATACAACTAAAGGGGGCATTATATTAACTGATGAACTTGTAGAGCATGCAAAGTTTTCATGTGTAGTATCACAAATTATAGATATGGGCCCTGATGCCTACAAAGATCACAACAAATCTAAGACCGAATGGGCTAAGATAGGTGACTGGGTATTGACAGGAAAGTATGTAGGACTTAAGTTTGTATATGAAAAAGAAACATATTCTATTATAAATGATGACGAAATCATAGCTATAGTACCTGATCCTTCAAAGATTAGTGCGAAATAGCCTTGCATTACCAAACAAATTAGTATACAATATACACTGATAGTGATAAACGCGGTTCACAACCGAGGAGATCTAAATGATAGACGAAGAAAATAAAGGCATAGCTGACAATGAAACCGAAGAGGATATAATTGTTGAACTGCCAGATGAAGAAACTACAGGAATTGAAACTGTAGATGCGACGACTGAAGAACCTAGTGATGTAGAGGTTCCTGAGGAAGAAGCAGTTGAAGAAGATACAGAAGAAGAGGAATCAGAACCTGTAGAAGAAGAAACTGAAGAACCAAAGGATAATAAAACATTCGGCAAGCGCGCTGAAAAACGTATTAAGCGACTTGTTGCGCAGAAAAAAGAACTTGAAGAAAAACTCAAGGGCTATGAATCCGAAAAGGATACTTGGCTAAATGAGAAAAGCGACCTTAAAAATAAGCAAGCTGACTCTGAGTTGGACGCAATCAACCAGTATATGGAAAGATTGGAGTCTCAAGAAGCTCAGGCTTTAAGTGTACTTAGAACTGCAAAAGAAGCTAGCGACGTAGACGCTGAGATCAAGGCAACTGATGTCTTAGCATCTGTGAAAGCAGAGAAGCTAGTGGCCAAACAATATAAGGCTAGAGCAGAAAAAGGTTTAGGAACAACTAGACCAGACAGTACTGCAAAGACGGAAACTAAAGCGGCAGCACAACCAGCTACCCAACTTCCTGATCGCAAAGCATTAGCTTGGCAGAAACGGAATAAGTGGTTTGGGGGTGGAGATACTGGAGACAGGATCAAAACTCAAGCAGCATTAGTTATTCATAAAGAACTACTCGATGAAGGTATTACACCTCAAGATGTAGCGGATGAATACTATAGTGAGCTAGACGCTAGGTTAACTACCGAGTTTCCAACTCTTAGAAAACAGACTGTTAGGAAAGTTCCTACAGTTGTAGGCGGAACGCGCTCCGCAACGGGAAAACGCAAAGTTACTTTGACAGGACCAGAAGTGGAAATGGCAAATAGACTAGGTGTTTCTTATCAAGATTATGCGCGAGAAAAAATGCGCCAAAATAAGGCGGGGAGCTAATATGACACAAGCAACTAAAACAAGCCGTACGACTAGAGCTTCGGCAACTCGAACAAAAAGATCATTCGAGGCACCTTCTAAATT